GGAATTTTTTAAAAAAATAAATAAATTAGGAGAGAAAGATGATAACTGCAAATAAAATTTACAAAATCAAGCTCAAGAATGGAGAAGAAATTACTGGTCAGATGGTCGGAGCAAAAATACATTCTAAAATTTTCAGAGATCAATCAGGAAAAAGAATTGAAATACAAAATTCAGATATTGAAAGTTTTGAAATGATTGAGGATTTAACAAATAAACCTTACAAACATCAAGACAGAGATCATAAATTAAAAAATAAAAAAGGTGGCCACATGTCCATGAAATCTGCATATCAAACAGGAGAATGGTAATTAAAATTAAATTCAAGGAGGATAAACAATGAATGTTAATCAAGCACAACAAGTTCAGAAAGAAGAAGAAAAAAGAAAGAAGGATCTTGAAGAATCTAAAAAGGTTATAGAAAATGATAGAATCAGAAAAATAAAAGAGAAAGAAGAGGCTGAAAAGAAAGCAAGACAAGAAGAAATAAAAAAAGAGAAGAAAAGATACCCTGACTTTGCAGCAGAAATTTACATGCCGAAATGCTGGAATTGCAAGGAGAAAAATATTAACATGAGCCAGGGCGAAATGTTTGACAAAAATACCAAGATAGTGATCATAAAGGAATGCCCTCGATGTGGGGTTTATAATATCGCTACAATTCCCACTAAGTTACCAACAACTTCAAATCACGATAAGTTTTTGCCTGCAGTTAATCTGCGCTAAATTATTAATTATAGTTCCTGCAATCAATCCAAAAAACAAAAAGGATTTACGGTATGTCGTCAAGTTCGGTCGGGCGTTATGTTTTTTTTGCCCGGCCGTTCATTTAAAATGCAAAAAAGAAATATGATAACAAAACAACAAGAAAAAAGCCTTTTGAAAAAGATAGAGAAAGTTGAAAATAAAATTAAGATTTTACAATTACCTGATAAACAACAAAGGGCTAAAATAATCAAGAGAAATAAAAAAGTTAAGTGGCCTGAAACAATAGATATTTTAGAATATATCTGGCATATTGAGATGTCTGAGGATCTGCATAATAAAGAAGGTAAGAAAGTGAAAGGACTTTGCTACACACCAAGAAGGAGAATTTTTATTGATTTGGCAAGTGAGGATATTGTGAAGGTAATTCTACACGAGCTGATTCACTCAATAGATTATGAATTTGGCAGAGTCTTTGATGGGATGAGGGTAATTAGAGCCAATAAAATCTTTAATGAATTTAGGGTTGATACTCTTGCGCAGATTTGGTTGGATATTTTTAAACAATTAAAAGGGATAGAATTAAAGAATGAAATCTCAAGATAAAACTAAAATCTCTAATTTAGATCACCTTAAAGAAAATCCAAAAGAAGAAAAAAATAAAAAGGATATTCAGCAAAGTTCAGCCCAGAAAGAAAAAAAACTAAAATATCCAGAGAGGAAAGAAAAAGTGATGAACTTTTTACAACAGGCTGGGAGTTGGATGCTTCCAAGGGCCATAGCTAAACAACTATCAAGAGAGTGCAATGTTTCAGAGCGTCAAATTTACAAAGATAGATTAAGAATTATTAAATCGATTCCTAAACCAGATGTTTCAGAGGTTGCAGGAAAGTTCTTGATTTCGTGGGACTTTGCAATGTTGCAAACAGGGCTGTTAATGAGAGATCCAGAGCCATCGATTAAGGCCAAGGGAATTGATATTTATTTTAAATCAATAGACGTTTTCACAAGATTTATGGAATCTTATGGATTCAAGGAAAAAGTAGCAGAAGAACATAATGTAAATGTTAAGGATTATGTTTTTAAAATTATAACTCAAAAAGAGGGTGAGGACAATGTTACACCAAAGGCAAAATAATGCAACCACGAGGCTGTCAGAGGAGTTTTTGCAAAGGAAAACTCACGAAATCAGGTTTTCTCCGACAATAAAGCAAAAGCAGGCATGGGATTATTTAATGGACAAGGAAACTACAGAATTAGTTTTTGGGGGTTCTGCTGGTGGCGGAAAATCGTATCTCTCTTGTGTTTGGTTAATTTTTAATTGTTTAAAATATCCAGGTAGTAGATGGTTAATGGGTAGAGCTGTTTTGAAAAGATTGAAAGACACAACTCTGTTGACATTTTTCCAAGTATGCAAAGAATGGGAATTAAAATCAGAGATTGATTTTAATTATAATGCAATGTCGGGAATAATCACCTTTTCTAATGAATCAATAATTTTCCTTAAAGATTTATTTGCATATCCATCTGATCCTGAATTTGATTCGCTTGGAAGTTTTGAAATATCTGGAGCAGTGATTGATGAGGCAAGCGAGATTACAATCAAAGCAAAAAATATTCTTATGTCAAGAATCAGATACAAACTTGATGAATTTGGAATCATTCCTAAACTTTTGATATGTAGCAATCCATCGAAGAACTTTTTGTATTATGAATTTTACAAACCTAACAGAGATAAATCAATTTTAAAATATAGAAAGATTGTCCTTGCTTTTGTGGGGGATAATAAATTTATCTCAAAATATTATGTTCAGAATTTGCACAAATTAGATAGAGTAAGCAAAGAGAGATTACTTTATGGAAATTGGGAATACTCTGATGATGATTCTAAATTATTTGAGTATGATTCAATAATAGATGTTTTCACAAATGTGCCAGAAAAATCAGAGGAGAAATTTCTGTCTGTGGATGTTGCAAGATTTGGTCAAGATAAAACAATTATTTTTCAATGGAGAGGATTCTTTATAGAGAAGATTTACTCTTATGAAAAGAAATCAACCCTGCAAACAATGAAAGAAATTGAAAGGATTGCAGAAGAAAATCATATCCCTCGAAGTAGAATAATTATAGATGAGGATGGTATTGGTGGAGGTGTTGTGGATCAGTTGCCCGGGACTAAAGGATTTGTTAATAATTCCAGGCCAATTGAAACAAGAAAAGATGAGTCCACATCTAATTATAAAAATCTAAAGGCACAATGTTGGTTTTATTTAGCGGAATATGTAAACAAAGGATTAATCGGATGCTATAAAGCAGTTGATCCAAAAGTAAAAGAATTAATTATTGAAGATTTAGAACAAATCAAAAGAAAGGATATGGACAAAGATACCAAAATTGCAGTGATTTCAAAAGAAGAAATAAAAGAGATGATTGGAAGATCGACCGATTATGGTGATGCTCTAATGTTTAGGATGTTTTTTATTATCAAAAAAGAAAATAAACTTTTTGATTTGAATCAAATTAGTGAGGCTTTTAAATAAATACCATGGTAAAATATGCAAGTTTGCAAGAAATAGAGAAATGGGAAAACACAATCCAAGAGCAAGATTCAGCTAATCAACTCGAATCTCAAAAAGTTAAGAGAATAATGAGTTGTTATATTTCTAAAAAAAAATCAGAAAGTAATGTGATTTTAACCGGTCTTAAATTTGATGAGATTAAAGAAGAAGATCCAGAATTAATGGACAGACAGATTTATGCAGGAAAAAATAAAACAATAAGAAATGCAAAATACCAGGTCTTAGGATTTAATCAAGGGGATCTAAATAGAATCAAAGAGAAAATAAGAGATTTCTTTAAAGAAAACAGCAAGACTGAAAATAAGATTAGAATCAGTAAACCAACTCTCAATAATAAAAAAATAATTGAGGAGATTGAAACCTTTGTAAAAAGTGAGAATAGCAGAATAGATTTTCCTCCGGCAAAAATAAGATTAATAAAATGTGATCTTCAAACCCAAGCAAATGATAAAATAAAATACGCTGATGCAAAAAGTGAGGCTTATTATGGCCTAAGAAAACTTTTTGATGAGAAAAAGATTGAGTTTGTTAATCTTCCAGATTTAAAAAATAAAATAGAAAGCCAATTTGGAACAATTAGTGATGATCCTCAGCCCGACGGAAGAAAGAAAGTTATTATTGCAGAGGATTTAAGCTATGAGTTTGTAGATGCTTTGATTTTCTTTATTTGGAATTGGGGCCTTGTTTTTGATTTTCTTGAAGATTAGCAACTTTTAAAAGAGAATTCTTCTTAAGATATTCTGGAGGATTCAGAAATCATATAATTAGTGAATGAAATCTACAATAATTTATATCCGGACAAGCACAGAAGATCAAGAGCCAAAAAATCAAATTAAGGATTGC